TAACTCCAGGTTCCTTGGAGAATAAAAAGTTTTTTAAATCCTCCCGATACCGTTTGGCGTTACTGGCCTGCCAATAGAATACAGAATGGGGTATGTCATCAGGAAAATGTTCAGGTATTTCTTTGTTGACCCAGTTTCGATACACACCTTTTGGCGCAATAATCAGGGCAAAATCAATCTGATCAAGAGGAAACATCTCTTGGCTGCCCAGATGAGCAATGGTGTCAATCAACACCTTTGACTTACCAGTTCCCATTTCCATAAAGAAACCATAGTAAGACCGAGCAATACTACGGTCTAGGGCTTCTAGTTGATGATCATACGGTGTAGTTTTGAATTTGTAGTTGACTTTCATCTATGTGCTCCTATATGGTACAAACATAGGGAGTCGGAATGGTTCCGTCAACCCCGATCAAACCTGAAGAGGATGTACTTGCAATGATGCAGAGTGAAAATATTTTTGATGAAGAAATGTTCGCAGATGCGGATACGCTTTCCGGCGTTGATGCGGATGGGGGCAAGCAGCTATCTGGATTAGTCCGCCAGCTTAACGATAAGCTGGGACAGATAGACGAGACTGAACAATATCTTAAAGGACTAAAAGCAGAGAAACAGAGGATTGCAACTGAACAGATACCTATGCTCATGGACGAGATGGGTATCGAGCGTGTGGATGTTGACGGTGCTACCGTTACACTCAAGCCGTTTGTATCAGCTTCAATCCCTGCCGACCGGAAGCAGGATGCATTTAATTGGCTCCGTGAACATGGTCTGGATGACATAATCAAGAACGACATCGTTGTGTCGTTTGGGCGTGGGCAAGACAACATGGCTGGTGAAGTCATGCATGACTTGGAGAAGCGCGGTTTTCATCCCGAAAACAAAACTCACATCCATTCAATGACGCTGAAGGCATTCGTGCGTGAGCGTGTAGAAAAAGGTCAACCGATAGATCTGGATATGTTTGGAGCCTATGTAGCAAGAACTGCTGAAGTGAAAAGGAAATAGTAAGATGGCTAATGAAATAGCAAAAAAAGAAGAGGCTGGTCTGCCAGCCGAAATAATGGACGATATCATGGCAACCTCTGGTGAAGGTGTGGAATATGACACCACCGAACTGGAGATACCATATATACGTCTTGCTCAAGGTACATCACCGCAACTTAAAAAGAGTGATGCCAAATACCTACCGGATCTAAAACAAGGAGATGTGTTTAACACTGTCTCAGGTCAGATCTGGGATGGTGAAAAAGGGATTTCAGTTATTCCGTGTTATCAGACCACGACCTATCCAGAGTTCTCACCGGAAGATCAAGGTGGTGGATTCTTGGGTCTAGTGCCAGTCAACGATCCGCGTCTTAACCAGACAGAGCGGGTTGGAGCCAAAGAGTTTTTACCCAACGGCAACGAGGTAATTAAGTCAGACCAGCATTTTTGTTTGGTTGTTGGTGACGATGGCATGTATGAGAAAGCGATTGTAGACTTCAAGTCAACTGGTCTAAAGGTCAGTCGGCGTTGGAAAACACAGATTGCGATGCAGAAAGTCAAGCATCCAACGACTGATGAGATGAAGACCCCGGCTCTGTTTGCTACCATGTGGAAGTTGGCGGTAGTCGAAGAGTCAAAGACTGTCGATGGTTCGCTGCGCTCTTGGTACAACTGGTCTATTGAAAAGGTCGGGTTTGTCCAGAAGAAGAGTCTTTTCAATGAGGCTAAAGCATTTCGTGAATCAATCATGAAGGGTGAAGCAAAGGCGGTAAAAGAAGAAGTGCCAGCCAATGCTAAGAAATCCAGTACTCCATTAACGGATGATGACGTACCTTTCTAGATTGACCTTGGGGGGAGGCGCAAGTCTCCCCTCCTTTCACGGAGTATACAATGGAATTAGCGGACCGTTTCATGGCGGCGTTTGAAGGGTCAAGCGTTGCACACGGTCAGACAACAGTAGGAAGCACAAGACGAAACGGCAAGACAGAGGCAAAGAGTTTCATTGTCCGAGAGCCACTAACCAAAGAACATGTGTTAGGTCATCTTGAGGGCAATCACGGTATAGGTTCTATACCGATCAACGACAAGAACATGTGCAAGTTTGGTGCATTAGATATTGATACATATCCGATTGACCATTTAGCAATCTTGAAGAAGTGCCGCCGTTTTAAAATACCTGTAGTTGTTTGCCGTTCTAAATCTGGAGGTGCACACCTGTTCTTGTTTACCAAGGACTGGATTAGTGCAACTGATATGAGGGATCATCTGACCGAGTTTGCTGCGGTACTAGGGTTCGGGGGCTGTGAAGTGTTCCCAAAGCAGGACAAGATTCTTGCCGAGCGTGGTGATGTTGGTAACTTTATTAATCTGCCATACTTTGATCAGAAGAATACCTTGCGCTATGCCATAGATGATAAGGGCGAAGAGGTGGACTTTGAAGGTTTCTTGACCATGGTTGAGAAGCAAAGCACCACGCTAGAAAAGCTGCGACAGTTACAGTTTGTGGATGAAGACTCCGAACTGCAAAGCATGCCTCCATGTTTGCGTATAATGTTTGCTACCTCTGTGCCTGATGGCACAAGGAACAGGGTTATGTTTCATGCGGCAGTAACCGCCAAGATGATGTACCCGGATAATTGGAAAGCCACTTTAGAAAAGTGGAATCAGAAATATTGCAAGCCATCCCTGCCAGCTAGTGAAGTAGTTTCAATTCAAAATGGGCATGAGAAGAAGGACTATGGTTATCTTTGTAAAGAAGAACCCATGTGCAGCCACTGCGATAAGTCTGCCTGTAGGCAAGCCAAGTTCGGGATTGGCAAGAACGACTCCATGCCTGTTATCGGTGGTCTTACAGTATTGAAGTCCGAGCCTAGGCTTTACTTTATGGATGTAGATGGCAAGCGTTTAGAACTGACCACTGAACAATTGCAGATGCCGTTGCAGTTTCAACGTGCATGCATGGAACAGATAGACTCCATGCCACCACTCCTCAAAGCATCAGACTGGCAGATTGTGGTTAACAACATGTTACAGAATGCGACAGCTATCGAGGTTCCAAAGGAACTGACCTTTAAGGGACAGTTTGAGGAACTGCTTGAGATATTCTGTACCAGTCGGATCAGGGCACGGTCACCCGAAGAAATGGTTATGGGTAAGCCTTGGACAGAGAACGACATGACTTTGTTTACGCTGAAAGGACTTATGGAGTTCTTACGCAACCGTGGTTTCAACGAATACAAAAGACCACAGATACAGGAGCGGTTGAAGGACTTAAATGGTGGGCAGGAGTGTAACAGCATCTACAAGTTGAAGGATGATGATACAGGCCAGTGGAAGAACCTGCGTGTATGGCATGTGCCAGAGTTTGAAATAAATGAAATTGAGTTACCAACAAAGGAGAAGTTTAATGACATCCCGTTCTAAACTACCTTCCTATGTCAAGGTTGGGGACATTTCAGAGATGCTGGGAGTCTCTAGGTCTACAATCTATGGGTGGGTTAAAGAGGGGCATTTTCCAAAGCCTGTTATTTTTGGAGCGCATAAGTCTGATGGTAAGGTCAGTGTATCGCGCTGGAGCATGATGGAGGTTCAAGAGTGGTTAGACTCTCGCCCTCGTGAGAGTGAAGATGCCTGAAGAAACTTTGATCTTTGGGCCACCTGGATGCGGCAAGACACATACGATGATTAACATTGTGCGTGACGAACTGAACCGTGGTACGCCGCCAGATCGTATAGGGTTTGTGTCTTTCTCTCGTAAGTCTATTGAAGAGGCACGAGATCGTGTGGGCAAAGAACTAGGTCTTACAGAAAAAGATGTACCGTGGTTCAAGACGCTACATTCGATTGGCTTTAACTGGTTGGGCATGGATAAGCGCGACACGATCCAGCCAGCAGATTTTAGAAAACTGGGTCAGGCTCTGGGTATGCAGTTTGACACTAGCACTGCCGAAGCATTGGAAGAAGGTCTTGTTCCGTTGTCCGCCAAGGAGGGCAATCGTTACCTCGAGATAATCAGCCGCGCCAAGCTGCGCTGTATTACAATGGATCAGGAGTACAATGACAAAGGCGATTACACATTGCATTGGTCAATGCTCAAACGTGTGAACGAAGTGTACGCTATATATAAGAGCGACCTTAACAAGGTTGACTATACCGATATGGTTCAGATGTTCGTGGATCAGGGGACAGCCCCCACGCTTGATGTTCTGATCGTGGACGAAGCGCAGGATCTTACGCCCCTACAATGGAAGCAGGTTCTTCTATTGAAAGAGAATGCTAGCCGAGTCTGGTATGCAGGCGATGACGATCAGTGCATCCACCGCTGGAACGGTGTGGACATTAGCAGTTTTATGAATGCCTCCAAGAACAAGCAGATCTTAAACCAGAGTTACCGTGTACCAAGAGCCGTGTATCATTTAGCTAACAAGGTGGTAAATCGAATAGGGTACAGGCAGCACAAGGACTGGAAGCCTAGAGATGAAGATGGCTTGGTAGATTTTCACATGAATTGGTATGATGTGAATATTGATGAAGGTTCGTGGACTATTATGGCTAGAACCAATAGATCCTTGAACTTTATTCACAACCAGTTGCGTGATGACGGTTATCTGTTTGAGCGGTTTGGCAGACCAAGTTTAAACCCAGCATATCTACAGGGTATGGATACATGGAGTTTGCTGGCGGATGGCAAGCAGGTAAGTATCGGCAGTCTGAGAGAGATGTATGACCTGATGCCCAAGCAGGGTGAAAAGGCGTTGCTCAAACGTGGAGCCAAGAAGACTTTTGACACAGTAGATCCAGAGGGATTGTATGGGTACGAAGAACTTGTTGCCCACCATGGATTGCTGGCCTCGATAGACACACGACCAGAAACGGTTGTGAACATGTCCAGAGAGGATATTACATATGTCGCCGCAATCAGAAGGCGCGGCGAGGATCTTTTGAAGCCTCGTATAGCCTTGTCCACTATCCACCGGATGAAGGGCGGCGAGGATGATAATATAATGCTTTTAACCGAGTCATCGTTTCCAGCGGTCAATAACCCTGATCAGGACGATGAGCACCGTGTGTTTTATACAGGCATAACAAGAGCACGGCACAACCTGCATATAGTAGATTCACCAGCAAGATATAGGTATGGGATATGAAACGCGATAAGTTATTAGATGAAGCAAAGAACTTGGTCAATGGTCCGAGAGCCAAGGATTATGGTGACGCATACGAAAACCATGAACGTGTGGCGAAGTTGTGGTCTGTGATTTTGGATCGTGAGGTTACCGTGTCTGAGGTCTACCTTTGCCTGTCAGCCTTGAAAATGGCGCGATTAATTGTTACACCTACACATCAAGACAGTTGGGTTGACCTTGCTGGTTACGCTAGTCTTGCAGGAGAGATTGATGGCTAAGGAAAAAAGCCAAATTAGTTTTCTAGAACGCATGGACTTAGACGTTATAGAAAAGGACTGGCTACCTCCAGAGGTCTTCCCTGATCTCCGCAACAGTGAATACATCTCCGTAGACCTTGAGACAAGCGATCCGAACCTGACAACCCTAGGCCCAGGATGGGCACGAGGTGACGGTTTTATTGTATGCGTGTCTATTGCGGCTGGTGACTTTATTGGATACTACCCTATCGCACATGAGGGCGGTGGTAACATCCCCTTGAAGAAGGTCATGTCTTGGCTGGCAGATCAGCTTGCTACACCTGAGATTCCGAAGATCATGCATAACGCCACATATGATGCTGGCTGGTTGCGGTGGGCAGGAGTCAAGATCCAAGGGACGATCATCGACACCATGGTGGCCGCGCCGCTACTCAACGAGAACCGGTTTAGTTACAGCCTCAACAATCTGGCAAGGGATTACCTGAACGAGCGC